CTGGTAAATGTAGGGAAGTCGCTGGGCGGTGTTGCCAAGATAAAATGGCAGCGTGTCTACCAGCACCCACCACATGTTAAGAAACACCAGCACAACCCTGATGATGTGGTCGTCGTGCGCGTATAGCAATCGGAAAGCAGACCGATACAGTGTTTTCATAACACCGTCAGTTCCCATTTACGTTATTTCCTTACTAAGCGGTTCGCTACAACGGCAATCTTTGTAGCGTACGTATGGCCAGGAACGGCCCATCTCCCATTAAGACCGCTAAGCGTCGGCGCTACACCTCTGTTTACATTGCGATCTAGGATGAATGACACTGGTGATTCAGCAATAAAGGTGCGCTGCGTAGGCGTAAGCTGCTGATTTGTAAGAGCATACGATAGGAGATAGGCAATGTGCGCCTTAGCGCTGCTGTCCCAGGAATCAAACGACATCCCTTTGTGCCACATATTCGTGTCAGGGTTAAATGCCCAGTGCGCGTCGTTCGGTGGCTGCTGAGCACGTCGCTCACCCGTAACACGTAAGCCCGCAGGATTACGGCGGGGTCTCTGCGACCACCATGACCGCAAGTTGTCAGTCTCGTGAAGATTCTGAGCAAATGCTGCAAGCCAGTCTACCTGAACCATTTCGCCGTACGTCTGATAGTGAATAATGATTTCTTCGATGTCTTTTGCCGTATATCCCTGATTGGGGAGTGCCGCTAGGTAAGCTACGATGGCGCTACGATTTGCTTCCGGCTGACGTTCTACGATTACGCTAGACAATTCTGAGTACTGACGAGCCTCTGTGACCACTACCGGCACAGGAGGCTGAACCGGATCGGGATCACCGGGGTTCTTGAGGTAGTCCAGACTTACAAAGCCAATCTGGCTTGTAAGATGAGCCCAGCCATCAGTAACATCGTCTACTTCAATCACGGTACCAGCAACAAGGTCAACGAAGTTATCCTCAATTACTGCCCTGGGCGAGAAATATGATCGCGCCGTGTATACCCGAGCAACGTCCACGTTACCGATTACCTGAAAGTGCTTGAGTTCCGGAGTTACTTCGTCAGACAGAGCCCGATAAGCGTGAATGGCCCTCATTACCTTTGGCCCAGGGCAAACGCTTTGACCTGGAAGTAGTACGTAATCATCACTGAGAATTGGCTCACCGCGTATACGAGGCCATTCACAATGACCTACTACGTTATTGCGCGGTATACCGCTGTTACTGCGTAAATCATCCACTAAGTCATACAGACCCTTTTTCTGGAGTTCTGTCATGTCTTGTTTTGGCCCAAGCATTACATGTACAGACCAGCTAAGTGCATTACCAACGACATTCCCGCAATGCCACAGACACAGCCTCTCACGACGTGTTCTTACAACTTCGCCGCTCTTCAAAACCACGTAATCGTACATTAAGCCGTCACCATAGAGTGGCTCTTTTGCAGTGCCCCAATTCTTGTTAAGCTGATACTTAGCTTCAGCGATGATTCGTGCCTTCTCTTGCTCCTGGGTTACGTCGTTGTAATCCACACCTGAGTAATGAATGGTTATATACTTCTCAGTCCCACGCGGCATCAGTGTTCTTGACCCCGACTTCTTCGGTAGTCTCTCTAATAGCTCGATCATCTTCTCGCTCCTTGTCGATGGTGACGGTGGCCCAGCTAACCCGCTTGTCATCAATACAACGCTTAATAGAACGCTGAATCGAAGACAGTCGGCTGGAACCCGTCTTGATCTCAACAAAGCATACCTCCGTAACATCCCCTGTCGCCAGCCCGTTCAGCACAATATAATCAAATGGCTGACCGAAAAACTTCATATCAGCCATATTATATGGGCAATTAATGGACAGGGGGAACATCTGCTCAGCAAGCTGGCCTTTTATGACAGACCTAGACTGGCTAAGAGATGTCGCCGACTTTCTGCGCTCCTTTTCAAGCTCTTCTTGCATCTTTTTTAGGTCTCTGGATTGGCTTGCGATAACTGCAAAAAGCATTATCGACAGAGCAAGCAGAGAAAGTGCAATGGCAACCAATACGGCGCTAATCATGCGCTACACTCCGTATATTTCCGGGCTAAGCGTGACAAATATTTTGGTGGTGGACAGCGCCAGCGCTACGGATTGGATAAACGCGCTGTCTACCGGGGGAGCGGCTACTATAACTCCGTTGTTACCGAGAAATAGAGACCCGCTAGTTACACCGAACGTAAACCCCTCGCTTAGTTCAAGCGTGGAGTAGCACTGAACTCGTACTTGAGCTCCTGGGCCAGCCGGTTCTGAAGCAATACCTACAACTTTACCTGCGTGCGCAACGTTATTAGCCGAGGCGTGATTTACTACTGATCCATCGAAGTATACCACCTTCCCGGTCTGCACACCGGAAGAACCCGCCGTATAGGTCTGAAACGGGGTTAGCCCGGCCTGCCCTTCTAGCGCGTCCTGTACGCCACGGTTAACCGCGTCCACAATAACGTCAGCGGGGAGGATGTCACCGCGCAGGAAGTTTGAAAATGCTGACCCATATAGCTCAGTGCGCAATCGTAGAAAGATAGGGTCAACCGTGGCCCTAGTCTGTTCCCGAATAAGCGCGATGATCTCAGGTCTATTCATTTACGACTCCATCTGGTGTTGGGTTCATGTCAAGAGGAGAAGCGTCCGGTACCGGATCAGCTACGCCAGCCTTCGATTCAGCGTCTTTCTGCTGACGCTCTGCTTCAAAGTCACTACCAAACATACGCAGCATTGAATCGTACGACATGGCACCGAGCTTCACAGCACTAACTGCGAACTGGACTAGCTTGACCAGATCGCCATTAGGAATAGCAGGAAAGAACGGCTCAGGTACGTTACGCAGACCGTTTTCGTCCGCTAGATGGTTATACATGAACCGAATCCAGTCGAGTACGTTCGCCCGCATCTCGGTAAGTGTGGCGAGTGGCCCCTGAGTAGAAGCGTCTCCGCCAGAGTTACTTCTAAGAGACTCACCAACGAGAAGTACGCGAGAGAAACCCATACCCAAGAGGATATCAGCGTTTGGCTCTGAGTATTTAGCGTCCGACAGAAGGGCGTCAAATGGAGGATAGTGCCACTCGATGTCTACCGTGTGGTTCGTATACAGTGTGTACACCGACTCCTGATCTCTATTCTGGCCTGGACGGTTTGATAGTTGCTGTCTGATTTCCTCAAGCGCCGGATCGTCCTCAACTACAGGATACATGTCATTACCGGCCTTGATTTGCCGGATAGCTTCGATAGCACGGCTGGCAATGCTATAATCCATCTGCTTGATACGCCACTTGTGCTTGAGAGCCGCAAGAGAAGGAGTCAGGAACGGCTGCGGGTAATCCGCGTTGGACATCATCTTACGGGTAATAGCCCGTGTCTTATCCAGGCGAATAAGAGCTTTACCCTCTCGGATAAGACGTACGTACTCTGGAAATTTCTCACATATTGTGAGATACAACTCCCTATCTTCTGTACCATCGTCACGCTTACCCTCGTTGAGAATAAAGTTGCGCTCGTCTTGTGGAACCTGCAAAAATACTGACCGCTGATGCATGGCGGGAAGCCGCTTCAGTACAATATAGTCAGTATTGCGGAGCCAAAGTGGCTCCGGTACAAGATAACGCTTGCGTCCAAGTAGCGAGTGAATTCTGCTGCCCATAGAACGGGTTAGACCATACTCAGGAACAGCCATTCCTGTTACAAGATACTCAACCATGATAGACGAAATCAGTGGATTTATGATGCTCGATACGCCGTTGAAAAACGCGATCTCTTCGTCGGTACACTCGTTACGCCTGTTTTTGATCCTAGCCGACGCCATATCTACCATACGGTTGATAACAGTAGCCGCAATTGGATCGTACCTGTAAAAGAAACGAGACTGATCTACTTCCTCTCTATAATCGCGTGGGGCGTCACCACCGCCCGCGTTATACGAGTTAAGTCGCATAGTGCCAGGAACCTCTACTAACCCGTTAGAGGCAAGTCCCCCACCGCTGTATGTGTTTACAGCGTATGGATTGCCCATGTAAGAGACACTGCTATGCGCTTTGCTTAAAGTCTTTTTATCCGTCATACCCACCTCGGGCTCGAAAGCCGCCTAGTCTGCTTTTTAGTTTGCAGTTGATTAAGGGTCATAATAAAAACTAAGTAAGCGGCAAAGATGTGGTCGTCTGCTGAACGACCCATTCCGCGCTCGGATAGGACAAAGTACTGATTTGAGCCGTCAGCTCTTTTTGTGTAAGCGACACGTTCTAGCTGTGATAGCGCTTCTGCGTCAATCTCGCTGAATACTAGATCGCCATCAATGATCATACGTGAGAGTTCTTCACCGGCAGCTGATTTGGCGCTGACACGAGCCGAGTGCTGCTCAAAGATTGATTTGCCGTGGTCGTCTCTATCTAACATCGTAGAGAAGTTTGCTCCGGCTATCCGGGCTTCATACTTCTTGCTTTTAGGGAACCGATTGCTCAGCAGGTCTTGTGAAATACCGATGCCGCCGCCGCCTGCTCCGATGTCAATACTGATGAGATTGGGGCTGTAACGGTCGTCGATCCAGTTGATGACCTCTGCCTGCTCTGGAAAAGAGATTCTTGTGAGCCGCCATCGGGCCATACATCGCCACACACCTTTGTTTCGGAGAAAGAGCTGAATAACGGTGGGATCTGTGTAGCCGGTGTCCATTGCTAACACAACAGCATCGGCGTCCTTGTATGGCAGATTCGGCAACCCCAGTACTTCTGTATATGATTTCCCCCGCGATTTTTCCGTCTGCGAATAGCGGTACGAGTAGAACTCATACGGCTCTGTCCGCATCTTGTCTCGGGGAATAACTGAGTAAGCCGCTTCTCCGTGCTGACCAAGAACCAATCGTTTGAAGTCATCTGAGTCCTCACCGCCGTAGCGCTTAATAGATTCAATATGCTCGTCAAGCAACCAGTACGGATTTTCAGTAGCCGGAATACGATACTTCTTATACCTTGACGTTTTTTGGTCAAGCATATACAGAACGTTACCTTCCCGGATGCCATTCGGCACGCCACAGACAAAGATCTGCGTTTTCTTTTCCCAGCTATTAAGCGTTGGGAGTAGTTGAATCCATGCTGGGGTAGGAAAAAGCTGAACCTCGTCCACAGCTATACGAGGAACGTGTAGACCTACTACGTTGTTCTCACCCTTTTGACCGGCAATACGAGCGTAGAGTCTGTAGACCGAGCTACCACCAGTAGTAAAATCCAGCGTACCTTTTGTCTTGTTTATCTGCCCATTTAGAAAACCTCTTAGTATGGGACTGGTCATGAACCTATTAGTGATATGATCCAGAAGCGGAGTCATCTGATTTGTGTTTGCCGTAGCCAGGAGGCTTTCTTTTGTCTCTGGAAACTCAGTATCAGAGTTTACTGCGTTGTAGATGTGTTTATCCTCAAGAACTACTGAGTTGTGCACAATCACGTTATCGCAGATGTAATTCTCGTCCTCCCAAACCTGGATGGCATAAGTGTTTTGAGCTGGTCGCTCTGTAATCTCCACGATTTCCTCAAAGCGGTAGTTACCGCTCGGCACCTCACTTGGGGCCGGTGGCTTTAGATTACGCACGCCAACTCCTGGAATATTAAACGTGGTAAAGAAATTGTAGTATGCGTTGTAGTCGCGTAAGGTAAGTTCGTACTCTTTCTCACTAATGACAGTAAAAATAGTCTCTATACCAAAGCGAAGAAGCAACTCTTGGATGTCGCGTGTAAAAGTGGGCGTCTTCCAGCGAAGTTTTACAGTCTGGTCTGAGAATTCACCGCGATAGCTAAACAATGCTTCCAGGAATACCTGAATGCTCTCGTTACACTCCGCTTTTAGCTCAAGAGGTAAACGGTTAACGCCCCGGTGTTCCCACGCCGCAGTGTCAAACATCTCAAGAAGTCGGGTACCGTAGTGCCGAGCAGGGCCTTTTTTTCTGATAAGCTGATATGACCCGTCTCTGTTTTTCTCCAACCGAGTGTCGAAATACGCAGATATACGAGAAAGGTCTGATACTTGACTCTGAAAACGCAGGTCTAGCGGGCGCTGCACTCTGATGTGGTCGTGCATCATGACGTAACCGAACCAGCGCATCTCCTCCCACGAGAATACGTGGTTAGTCTGCGTCTCAGGCAGTCGAGTAGTCACCGCTACTAAATCACCTACGCCTAGATTCTCCGCTGGTACCCATCCATCAGGAGTCAAGATGGGATGGTTCTTAGTCACAAGAAAGGTATGACCTGAGTACGTCGTGTATGAGTACACGTTTACGTAGCCGTCCTTACGAAGAATCGCTCGTCTATTGACCCATTCACCATTCTTGCCAAGGGCGGATACAACAAAATACCGCTTCTTGTATCTCTGAAGCAGCTCGATAACCCGCATATAGCCATAGGTCTGAGTATAAATACGGGAGCCAATGGGATTGCACTTGCCAATCGCCCGGCCCCCGGTAAGGATGATATTAGGAGTTGTGTCGGTAAGGAGATCTTTTTGATACCATCGGTACTCAAATGGTTTCTTGTTTTTTCGCTCCTCTTCGTTAGCAGCAAAATCACCGGTAGATCTAAGAAACTCACCTAGCCATACTGGATCACTGAGTACCTCCAGCAGCGCTAACTCCTCCGGCGCTAACTTCTTCTGTAATGGCATTAAATACCCCTATACGTTGCATTGCTACGTCGTAGTAATAGAGATCGTTCTCAAAGCCGACGTAACGCCTTCCTGTTTCTAGACAGGCAACCGCTGTCGTACCAGATCCCATAAAAGGATCAAATACAAGGTCTCCGACAGAAGAGGATTTACTTACGATACGCTTGATAAGGTCAAGCGGCTTCTGATTCTGATGTACCTGGCTTCTACCTACAACCCGGTCGTGAAACCATACGTCTGGATCTCGACGTCCGTTAATGAGTCGCCTTCCCTTATTAGCGTAGATAATCATCTCGTACTGTTTGCCAAACTGTGCCTTGAGGTCTCCAGCCGTCCAGTTGTTCTTGACCCAAATAATGGTGTTCTTGATCTTAAATTTTCTGGCAATGATGGGCTTGACCAGTTCTACAGCGTCACTACTACAGAAGCAGTAAAAAGCCGTATTTTGTTTCATAACCCGCCAGATGTCGTCGATCACGTCGTTGAGAATTGTTACGTCAGCGTCGTTGTTGATTGCGTTGTTAAATCTGTGACCTTTATCCTTACGGTGATTTGTTTTATAGTTAATCCCGTACGGCGGATCAGTGACAACAAGGTCTACAGATTCGTCGCCCATTGATTTGAGTCCCTCAACACAGTTTCCAAGATGTATCATTCCACACTGTCTCCAGTTCTTAGCTCAAGATCATCTTGGATCTTGTCCGATACGCTCATCTTATCCTCTTCAATGAAAACCGGATTAAGAAGAATCTCAGGCTCATCGTCCAAACCAAGTAAATCTGTTTCTCCAGGCTTTGCTTTTTTTGCCTGCACTACTTCTGCCCTATACTTCTTGCGCCATTCCCTGTCACTGGGTTTGATGTCGTACATCGTGTCTTTCTCGTCACGACGCACGCGGATCATCTTCTGACACTGGCTGCACTGGAACGATACGAGAAACGACGTGTGACCGTGGACAGGTGAGAACCTACCTACCATTACGTTACACGTCGGACAGTGTACCTTAGTGAGGCGCTCCTCTACAAAGTCAGCGGCTGCCTTTTTGAGCGAATTAATATAGTCAATGACGCTACCCGATTCCTCATCTTTACGGGTCTTGCGGTCGATAGCCAGCGTCTTCTGCACAGTGGTAATCGTACCAGTAGCATCACGAAGTAAGTCTGCAAGCTTCTTCAGATCAGACGCCGACGATAGGATATCCTCGGCCATTAAGTCTTTGATCTTAGCCTGAAAGTCCTCGATCATCAACTCCGTTTTGATCATGATATCCAGAAGAGTACGATCGTTTGCGTCGTTCAGATCTTCGATGCGATAGTTACGTGCGTACTTTTCCAGTTTCTCTTGAAAGCGATCTTCAAATGTAGTCATCAGTCTCCCCAAACTGCACGGGACACCACGGGAAGCTCAGTCCTGAAAATATCTTTGACGGCTAAGGCTACGTCTCGATGCTCTTTCTGCGTAGAATCCTGCGTCCGCAGGTCAAGATAGTGAATCCACGAGCGGATTGTACCGTTCACGTACAACGTGGTGGAAGTGGACATCGGCAGAAGGAACCGTGCCATCTCCTTAGCCACATTGAACTCAAGCGCCTCGTTGTAATAGCGCTCACAGAACTTCTGAACTGCCTGCTGCGCGTTGTTAAACCACTCAACAAGCTCGCCGTTGTCGGTCTCCAGTG